AAAGTCTGGGCTTTGCGCATAAAAAAAGGCTGTGTCAGCGTTTTGACACAACCTCAATCCAACCGCCAAGAACGACTTTATCACTGCCAAGATAATCAATTCGTATTTGGGTATGCTTGCAGCCAAGAAAGAGGCACAGGAAAAGTATGATAAGGTGATAGAGGAAATCAAAGAAAGTATCGAATTTATAACTGATGCCAAGTCTGCTAATGAGTTCGCCTCTCATATTAATGAGTTTGAACACGTTGGTAGTTCTTTGATGATGGCGAGAAGTTTGTTTGCTGCAAAGGTAAAGGCTTTGGGACTGATATTCAATAAGGAAACTAAAATCTACTCAGATGCAGCCTAACTATCGTATATATGCAACATTATTGGATTCTTACTTCAATTACCTTAATAGCGATGTCATATATGAGCGTTATTATGGGTGGAGTGAGAATCCACCATGTACGGAAGAAGAGTTTCGGCAGAAGCAGTTTCAAGAACTGATAGACCGTATTAACCGCAAACCGTTTGATAGTGAAGCGGCAGACCGTGGCACGGCTTTCAATGAAATCATTGATTGTATGATTGAGAACCGTAAATCTTCTATAATGGAAATTAGCAAGGCATATCACGATGACGGAACACTTTACGGAATAAAAGCTGTTTACAACAATCGCACTTTCACTTTTCACATTGACCTTTGCCGCGAGTTTGCCAGCTACTACAAAGGGGCATTAACCCAACAAAGAGTAGAAGCCATCTTGCCTACTGCATACGGTAGTGTATTGGTTTATGGTCTGATTGACGAACTGATGCCTACCAGTGTTCACGACATCAAAACAACTGGAAGCTATACCGTAGGGAAGTTCAAAGACCACCACCAACATTTGGTTTATCCATACGCTTTGATGAAGAACGGTTCGGATGTGCGGACGTTTGAATACAACATTGTAGAGTTTAATAAAGGCGGTTATGTGGTAGATACCTATACAGAAACATACGTTTTCAATCCTGAACGTGATATACCAATCCTCACTAACCATTGTGAAGAGTTTGTCCGGTTCTTGGAAGAAAACAGAAAATTGATAACTGACACTAAAATCTTTGGAAATGAATGATGGAGTTTATTTTGGCGAAAATGGTAACGAGGTAATCGTAATCAATGGATTTGAATACTCACGAGAAGAATTTGATTCCCTTGTGGATATGTGTGGAGATTGCAATATGTAATAAAAAGAACCAGTAATATTAGGTTATGACAAATCAAATAACTGGACGGATAACCGAAATCGGACAAACTGTTCAAATACCATCCAAAAACGGTGGTTCCTCGTTTACAAAACGGGAGTTCATTTTAGATGCTACCACTTACGACCCTTATACGGGAGAGCGTAGCGAGTATGAGAATGTTATTCCCTTAGAGTTTTCAGGCGATAAGTGTGCAGAACTTGACCGCTTTAATCAGGGTGATGTTGTTACTGTATCATTTGTCTTACAAGGACGTTCTTGGACGAATCAAGACGGAGAACTCAAACGTATGGCATCTATTCGGTGCTACAAAATAGATGCGCGTGGTGGTGTATCGCAATCCCAACAAACAACATCGGTACAACAGCCAGCGCCACAGTCGACCTATCAGCAACAGCCGCAGAACTTTCCGCCTCCGGTTGATGCTAATGGCAATGTAAAGGACGATTTACCTTTTTAGCGTATGCTGTTCGACTTGAAGAATGAATATCAAATACCCAAGTTCAAGGAGTATGTAAACAAGCTGTTTAGTGAACGTGCGGTGGTGGAAGTGAAAAAGAAACTACCTAACCGCACGCTTGCCCAAAACAGCTACTTGCATCTTCTTTTAGGGTATTTCGGTAGTGAGTACGGTTGCAGTCTCGACGAAGCAAAAATTGATTTTTATAAGAAGACTTGCAACCGTGATTTGTTTGAGAGAAAGACGGTCAACAAGAAAGGTAAGGAAGTAACTTACTTAAGAAGTTCTGCCGAGCTGACAACAGGTGAAATGACCCTTTCGATTGACCGCTTCCGTAATTGGAGTGCATCAGTGGCAGGTATCTATCTGCCGGCTGCAAATGAACATCAAATGCTGATATACGCCCAGCAGGAAATACAAAGAAATCAAGAATTTATTTAGTTATGATAGAAACAAGAAAAACAGAAATCAGGTATGTGACATCTGACCCGAAAAAGATGCTCAACATGTACCTTGCAAAACGTGTCCTCAAAACATGGGAGGAGTCTTTCATTGATGAAGATACAGGTGAAACAGTAACCATCGAACGGAATGAAATTCTTTTTGACCGTGGCACGCTGATAGACCAAGACACTTTGGCGAAAATTCGTTTCAGTATGGAAGCTGACGGCATTAAGGAAGTGGAAGTCAGCAACCAGAACCGCTTGGCATTCGAGAACGAGAACAAATTCTTATATCCCTATCTTGCACAGGCACAAATAGGGGACAAGAAACATAAGTTCCTGCTGTATGCCACCGGATTGGAAAATTCTTGTAGTATCTTGAAAGATTACATCGAACTAAACTATATGTTCGGATTCACCTTGACAATGGTCAAGGAGTTCGATTCTTGCGTGATTCTTACTGACAATTTGAAAGAACGCAAGGTAGATGATGTCACCCTCGAAGAATTAAAAGATACATTCCTTTTAAACGATTCTGTAACGGAAGAAGATGAAGAAGAGGGAGATTCCAAGCCCAATGAAAAGAAATTCTATCAGATTGAGACGAAAATCACATTCACGGATGGGGAGAATGAAGACGAGAGAGTTCAGACTTTTGTCGTGAACACCTTCAACGTTGACAGAGCAATGATGCTTATTACCCACTATCTCAAAAACAAAGAGGAAGAATGTGAGATACAAGCCAAAGAAAAGGGACATGAGTTCAGAAAGAGGGAAATACATACAGCCATTGAATCAGCCAAACCTATCCCGGTCGGGCGGTTTATTCCGAAAGAGTTTTCAATGGCTTATATGGAATAACTTTGTTAACCTGCCTGTCCGGTCTGTGAAGATGGGGCGGGCGAAAATGGGGGTGCGCAGTGGAGTGCTTTTGACTTTCGAGAGGTGCACATGGTAGAAAGTACGGTACGTGAGATATAAGGAGTAATTAACCTTAGAAGTAGCGCAAAAGGATAAGTCCTTAATTGGGTGTTCGAATCGCCCCATCTCCACATAAATGTGAGCCACACATAAATGGCAAGGGTTAGTAAATAATGGTTGTGCCCCGGAGAATACGCTTCGGGGCTTTAATAAAAAACAGCATGGAAACAAAAGAAATTACCAAGACTATTTACATTGCAAATGACGGGAAAGAGTTCTTAACGAAAGAAGATTGCGAAAAGCATGAAAGGTTTGTTGAAGAAATACTTTCACGTATTAAGTATTTCTGTATCAGATGTAATCCTGACTTAACAGAAACAGGAAATTTCTCTCATAAAATATATGTGGCTGTGTTTTCTAAACATTACCTATATAAAGATATTGCATTTCAATGGGCTTTAAAGAAGTTTGGTACTTACTTAGGGGAAAGCGTAATGGGATATGGCTTCCAACCCCATTTTAATGTAAGTGAAGTTTCTAAAGAAGAATATGAAGAATGCCCTGCTACTGTTTGGGGAGGCACTCCATTGAAGAGTGAGAAAATATTCCTTAGTCCTAAATCAGTAGAGGGATTTCCTGAAAACATTGACTACATGAAAGAATGGGGATTTAAATAATGCCATACTACATAAAACGAACAAAGGCCAAGAAGAAAGACAAGCCTTTACCTCTGTTTGATAAAGCAGGGATAACAATAAAGAAGAAGCCGGATTTGAAAGCTAAGCTCGACAAAGAGTTTTCCCTTTTTATCCGGCTTCGTGATGCAATGCCAAACGGGTATTTTAGATGTATCTCGTGCGGACAGATAAAGCCGTTTACACAAGCGGACTGCGGGCACTATTTCAGTCGTACACATTTGGCGACACGGTTTGATGAGAATAATTGCCATGCCGAATGTCGACACTGCAACAGATTCAAAGCTGACCATTTGGAAGGCTATCGGGTGAATCTAATTGCTAAAATAGGTCAACAGAAATTTGATTTGCTGAAAGTCAAAGTTGCCAGCACTTCCAAAATGACTGATTTTGAGTACGAACAGCTAATCAAGTATTACAAAGCACTTAATAAGAAGTTACGAAAGGAGAAAGGGCTATGAGTTATGTATTACGAGATTACCAACAGAAAGCCTCTGATGCTGCCGTTTCTTTCTTCAATAACAAGGCGAAGAAAACAAATGCCATTATGGTGTTACCTACGGGCAGCGGAAAGTCGCTTATCATAGCGGATATAGCCGCAAGACTTGATGGACATACCTTAGTGTTCCAGCCCTCGAAGGAAATACTCGAACAGAATTTCAAGAAACTCTGTTCATACGGAATACTCGATTGCAGCATCTATTCGGCTTCCTTCAACTCAAAAGAGATAAGCCGGATAACATTTGCTACAATCGGCAGTGTGAAGAATCATCCCGAACTGTTCACCCACTTCAAGAATATCATCGTGGACGAATGCCACCTTGTTAACCCTAAAGAGGGTATGTACAAAGATTTTTTTGATGCGGTGAAGTGTAAGGTTCTTGGACTGACAGCTACACCGTATCGTTTAAGTTCCAGCCGTGACTTTGGTTCTATGCTGAAATTTATCACCCGGACAAAGCCTCATGTCTTTTCAGAGGTCATTTATCATGTACAGGTATCAACCCTATTGGATATGGGCTATTTGGCGAAGTTGAATTACTATCCAATGAATCCTTCGGGATGGAACGAACTTAACTTGAAAGTAAATACTACTGGTGCCGACTATACAGATAGGTCAGTTCAAAGAGAATATGAACGGATAGACTTTTACGGCTATCTCGTTCATATTGTCCAAAGACTGATGAATCCCAAAGCCGGAGGAAAACGGAAAGGTATTTTAGTCTTTACCCGTTTTCTGAAAGAAGCGGAGCGGCTTACCTGGTCTATACCCGGAGCCGCAATCGTTTCGGGTGACACCCCAAAAGGTGAGCGCGAAAGGATACTTAAAGCATTCAAGGCTGGTGAAATTTCGGTAGTGGCGAATGTCGGGGTATTAACCACCGGCTTTGACTATCCGGAACTTGATACAGTTGTTATGGCACGTCCTACAATGTCACTTGCTATGTGGTATCAGATAGTTGGTCGTGCCATCCGCCCGCATCCTTCCAAAGAATGTGGCTGGATTGTGGATTTATGCGGTAATATCAAACGTTTCGGAGAGGTGTCGGACTTACGGTTGTTTGATAGCGGAAATGGGAAATGGGCAGTTTACTCGAAAGGAAGGCAATTAACAAACGTGAGATTCTAAAACTATGGACGAAGGATTTTTGAGGCTAAGCCGCAGGTTTTTCTCGAATGAAATGTGGAATGAAGCCCGTACTTTTAGCAGTTGTGAAGCGTGGTTAGACTTAATCCAGTCTGCACGATTTGAGGCAACGCCCCGAAAGGAGAGTATCGGAGGTCGAGAAATCTCTTATTCAAGAGGTCAATATCCTGCATCCATAAGATTTTTATCTCAACGCTGGAAATGGTCTGAAAAGAAAGTGCGTTCCTTTCTTGTACATCTTAAGAAAAAAGGTATGATAACTGTTGAGTGCAATCAGGGAATGAACCTTATAACCCTATGTAAATATGAAGAATATAATCCAATGGACACAAGTAAGGGCACATGCAAGGGCACAGATATTGAAAAGAAAATCAAAGAATTACAGTCCGAATGGGCACAGTTAAGGGCACAACTTGGGGCACAGTCTGTGAACAACAATCTGCCGCAATCCGAACTTTTGCAAAAATCAGGGCACACGGAGGGCACAAATACAAAGAAAGAAGAAGAAAGAGAGTATATAGATATATCTTCCCAGCAAAAGAAAGAAAATACTCCTGACGGAGTATCAAAGAAAGACAAGCTTTCTTCGCCCTCTCTTTCTGAAAAGATTGATTACAGCGGATTGATGGAATACTATAATTCCACATTCAAAGATAGACTCCAGCAGATAAAATCAATGACCGATGTGAGAAAAAAGGCTGTAAAAGCCCGGATAGCCCAGTATGGAAAAGAGTCAGTGAGGACTGTTTTCAATCTCATTCTTCAATCCCCATTTCTGCTGGGAGCTAATGACCGCAATTGGAAATGTGACTTTGATTGGATTTTCAAACAAGCAAACTTTACTAAAATATTGGAAGGAAATTATAATGGGAAACGAACTGATACTGTCACCACAAGAAGAGAATCGGTTAGTCGTCTTAAAGACCTCGCCGGAGAAATATTGCGAAACTCTGCGCCCGAAAAAAGTTGAGGATGTATTTCTAAGCAATGAGCCGGCCATAGGGACTATAATCAGAAAACTCGGAGAGCCGCAGGCGAGAGCCATATTGGTAATTTTAATTGCTGACGCTTTGGCGTTCTTCAATGTGGTTAATACCATGTCTGACACACAGGTTGCAATGACCGTAGACTTAATCATTGAGGAATACCCTTACATGAAAACTGACGATTTCAAATTGTGTTTCAAAAATGCAATGAAAATAAAATATGGAGAAAGTTACAACCGCATAGACGGGCAAGTTATTATGGGCTGGTTACGTGAATACAACAAAGAACGTTGTGCTATTGCTGATAGCCAGTCATGGAATGAGCATAAATCACACATGGCTGATGAGCAAAGAACAACCAATGGGATGTTCTACGAAGAATATCGGGAGGAACTTAAAAAACGTGCACTGTCCGGTGACAAATCTGCCATCAACGCCTTGAGGATGTCGGATGAATTGATTGCTGAATTGAATAGAAAAAGATACGAGGGTCTGGAAAAGAAGCCAAGCGAGTTTTAATAGGGGTAAAACGTATGAAACTAACAATCTGTTGGATGGCAAAAGGTCGACAAAAGCGTTTCTATAACGATATATGCAGGAAATTCGGAATTTCACGGTATATGAGCATCAACCACGAAACGCCATGCGAAATTAAAGAAGAAGATTTGTTGCTTCTTCGTGAATGCGAAAAACGAGGGTTTATCCAAATAAGAAATAAATAATTTATACACGATTATGAAACCAAGAAAACAACTAATTGACGCCGCCACAGCCGATGGTAGCATTGACAGAATGAACAGCCTTCTTTCAGCCGCACACATACTGAACTGCGAAGCCAACATGCTGATGGAGGAAGTGGCAGACTTGATGAGCGCCAAAGGACTGCTTCTCGGAAACTTGAAGAAGCTGCACAACAATTTCGTTAAAAGCGCAGATTTGTACTTTCTGGAATTCTCCTCACTCGTAGAGACAGAGAAATCGAAGATGGATATGTTCAGGGACATGGACGACTTCGACGCCAAGTTCCGCGAGTGGGCAAAATTACCGTCTGATTGGAAACCTAAAGAAGTGAAACAATGAAATTATTGAAAGAAATAGCTTAATGAAAGAATATATAGAATTTTTAAAAGACAAGATGGCCATCAGTCGTCAGACCGGGTTTGAAGTCAATCCGGATGAATTAACCCCGTCGTTATATCCCCACGTCAAAGATACAGTCCGCTGGGCGGTGTCCGGCGGTTGCCGTGCCATATTCTCCAGTTTCGGTATGCAGAAAACCGTAACCCAGTTGGAGATACTTCGGGTAGTCCTGAAACACAAAGGTGGCAAAGGGCTGATAGTATGTCCCAAGCGTGTAGTAGTTGAGTTCCTTACACAAGCGGAACAACATCTGCACATGAAAGTGACCTATGTACGAACTATGGCTGATGTGATGATATGCCCGACTGACATCATGGTTACGAACTACGAGCGTGTGCGCGACGGTGAAGACGGGACGAGAATAGAACCTTCCTACTTCACCGTAACATCATTGGATGAAGCGAGTGTACTGCGTGGTTTTGGTACTAAGACCTATCAGGAGTTTCTTCCCTTGTTTGCAGAAGTACTGTACAGGTTTGTCGCTACTGCCACACCATCACCTAATAGATACAAGGAATTGATACATTATGCCGGTTATCTCGGTGTGATGGATACAGGGCAGGCGCTTACCCGTTTTTTTCAGCGTGACAGTACGAAGGCAAATAATCTTACTCTTTACCCGCATAAGGAAAAGGAGTTCTGGCTTTGGGTAAGTACATGGGCGTTGTTCCTCACTAAACCGTCCGACCTCGGTTATCCCGATATCGGATATGAATTGCCGGAACTGCGTGTACATGAAGAAGTGGTTAGTGTTGATAACTCCACAGCCGGAACCGACCGTGACGGACAAGTGAAGATGTTCCGTGAGGCTGCTCTTGGTCTTGCCGACGCAGCGAAAGAACGCCGGGACAACATGCAGGAAAAGATTGCCCGTGTGGTGGAAATCATTAACCGTCCTGAAAACAAGGACGACCATTTCCTTTTATGGCATGACTTGGAAAATGAACGGAAGGCATTATGTGACGCCATACCCGGATGTAAGGCTGTATATGGTTCGCAGGATGATGATGAAGCGGACAAGGTGATAGCGGATTTCAAAGACGGCCGTCTGAAATATCTGGCCGCCAAACCTGAAATGCTTGGTGAAGGTTTGAACTTCCAGTACCACTGCCACAAGGCAATCATGTTCATCGACTACCGTTTCAATGACAAATTCCAGGCAATAGCCCGTATCTACCGGTTTATGCAGCAGCATCCGGTTGACCTTTATCTGGTCTATGCGGAAAGCGAGGGAGAGATATACAAGAGCTTCATGCAGAAGTGGGCGCAACACCGCCAAATGGTAGCCAAGATGACCGATATAGTCCGCGAGAACGGTTTGTTCGGTTTGCAGGCAGAGGAAAAAATGATGCGGTGGATGTTCGCCAGTCGGGAAGAGAAATCCGGTAAACTTTGGAGGGCCATAAATAACGACAATGTTCTTGAATGTCAGAAAATGGAAAATAATTCAGTAGACCTGATTGTAACCAGCATCCCGTTCTCCAACCACTATGAGTACACTCCGACCTATAATGACTTCGGGCATAATGAGGACAATAGCAAGTTCTTTGAGCAGATGGATTACCTTACTCCTGAATTGATGCGTATATTGAAGCCTGGCCGGTTGGCTTGTATCCATGTGAAAGACCGCGTACTGTTTGGCAACGCCACAGGTGACGGTATGCCTACCATCGACCCGTTCAGTGAAATGACTGTATTCCACTACATGAAACACGGGTTCCGCTACATGGGGCGTATAACAGTGGATACGGATGTAGTAAGGGAGAATAACCAGACTTACCGACTTGGCTATACTGAAATGTGTAAGGACGGTTCAAAGATGGGTATCGGTTGCCCGGAATATGTTCTTCTTTTCCGCAAGCTGCCTTCTGATACCTCACGAGCCTATGCTGATTTTCCGGTGGTAAAAAACAAGAGTGAATACTCGCTTGCCCGTTGGCAGATAGATGCTCATGCAAGCTGGAAATCTTCTGGTAACTCTCTGTTGAGTTACGAGGATATGAAAGGTGCCGGTATTGATAAAATACGCCATTTGTTCAGGAATTATGAACGCGAGCATATATATAACTACGAGGAACATGTATCATTCGCTGAGGAATTGGAAGCCTACGGAAAGCTGCCTAAAACGTTCATGGCTGTTGACCCGGTAAGCAAGAAGCCCTGGATATGGGATGATGTAACCCGAATGCGCACACTCAATACGAGACAGTCGCAGAAGAAACGGCAGAACCACATCTGCCCACTTCAGCTGGATATTGTCGAAAGACTGATTGAACGGTATTCAAATAAGGGTGAACTGGTATTCGACCCGTTCGGTGGTATCGGAACCGTTCCTTATTGTGCTGTTAATTTAGGACGTAAAGGATTATCTACTGAACTGAATTACGATTACTGGAAAGACAGCCTTTCATACTTGTATGAAGCAGAAATGGAAGTGAGCGCGCCCACGTTGTTTGACTTATTGGATGATGCAGTATGAATGTTCATCAGACAGTCCCCCGCTCCGATTGCACCTCTTTCGCGAAATGTGGCAAGCATTCCCTTGCCTATTGCCGAAAGTACGGTGCATCCGAATGCGGCCCGTGCGAGATAGTGAAACGGAAACCGAGGAACCGGGTGATGGTGGACGGTGTAGAACGCAAGGTGTGCAGCCGCTGCAAAAGACCGCTTCTACTATCCTGCTTCTATGACAGGACAATCTATCGCAATGGAAAGGTGTATCACATCAAGACATCATGGTGCAAAATGTGTGTTTCGGAAGACAATCGGGAACGGAATAAAAGAAAGAAATGAAAACAGTTAAACTTTCCAATTTAAAAGTCGGCGACCTTTTCATCCACAAAGGAACGGTGTACGAGATTATTACAAAGAGTAAGTGGACTTCCCAATGTAGGTATCTAAATGATAAATATCGCTTCGGTGGTTGGTGTCAATACTTGTATTGTGATTTTAGTAATTACACAAAAGTGGAAATTTAATATTAGCATATTGATTATAAAACGAAGAATAGAAAAAAGATGCAGAAACACCCGCACAGATACAAATTGCATCAGTATTTGAAGTATGCCCGCCAATGGTGTTTCGCTCTGGCATATAAGGGTAAACTATACACGTTGTTAGACGATGGTAGAATTGTAAAGGAGAACAGTTGGTTATGAAGCATTTAATTGATGCCATTATAAAGAAATGGTTCTGTTGCCACGAGTGGGAATACTTATTTGAGAGGAGAGTTGAAGTTGTTGATGATTGGGGCGATAGCAGTTGGTACACCGTCCGTCACTATTTCTGCAAGAAGTGTGGTAAATATAAGAAAATTAAAAGTCATTGATTATGAAACAGACAGTAGAAGAAGCAGCAAGAATTGAACGTGAGAAAGTTATACAAGAGCTTCATGTTGCTTATAAAATGCATAAAGACCCGAAGCACTACATAATATCTAATGCGGCAATTCAAAAATATGCCGTTCCTCTTTTTAAGGCTGGTGCTGGATGGCAGGCAAAGCAATCCCCGTGGATAAGCGTTGAGGAGCGGTTGCCGGAAAAACCAAAATACGATTGGGTACTTGTCATTATACGTGATAAAAGAGATGGCTTTATAGGTATTCCGCAAATTGGAGAATTAAGAAGTGACGGCTTTTAGCATACCGAAACGAGCGACACTTTCAATACACCAAATTTCAGGAGGATATACAACACTACAGATGTTCTTGGGGAGTTCCTCAAACAAGAAGTTGTAGCTTGGTGCCCCATCCCCTCTTTCGATGAGATACTCGAAGCCAACAGGGATGTACTGGAACGGATTAAGGAGAAAGGAGATTGAATATGAAGATATATGGAATAATTAGAACAGTCTGGAACGGAAATAGTTATTCTTCCAATCCAGACGAAGATATATTTCTTTATTTGAGTAAGGAAGAACGGGATAAGAACATGCCCAAATGCGTTAGTAATGCTGATATTGAATACAACACTTTTGAAACAGAAACGGAGGACTAAACTATGAAACCAAAACAAATATTATCAGTCGAACAGATGAAGCATTTGAAGGAGCTTGGGCTGGACACAAGCGATGGAAGCATGTGTTGGTGCTACGCTCTTTCTTATAAAAATGCAAAATGGGAACTTGAAATATATGAAGATGTAATTAATCAAAAACGAGATAGTGCATTTTGGGAAATAATTCCCACTTACACCTTGCAGGACATTTTTGATAAGCTGCCGCGATACATAAATGTCTTCTGTATAACGTATAAGCTGTGCGTTGAGCCTCTTTTTGCTGGTCCTTGGGCTATAAGTTATCAAAAAAGCATGTCTGAACCATTCATCGTTAAAGTTTCCGGAAATCTATTGGATGCAGCCTATGAGATGCTGTGCTGGTGTATTGAAAACAGGTATATTAAAACTAAAGAATAGTTATGAAAGCAAGAATAAAAGCAACCGGAACGATTGTAGAGGTTGAAGGCTTATTCGACGTTGGGACTGCCTTAGTGAATGGTAGGTATTTCAAAGTGTCAGAACTCGACTTCTTAGATAATTTTGAAACTATTGATTGGGAGCAAAGGCGTTATGAATTGGCAAAATCCGCTATGCAAGGGTATTGTATTGCTTTAGGAATAAACGATGACAGTGAAACTTATGATGATATTGCAATAGGCTCTTTGAGGGTAGCTGATGCACTAATAAAGAAATTGAAAGGGAAATAACTATGACCGAAGAACTTGTAACATTAGAGACAGCGAAGATGCTGAGAGAGAAAGGCTTTAATGAGCCATGTATGATTGCTATTAATATTGAAGATAGTAGACAATATGGTACCAATAGAACAAATAGCGAGTTACCAATAAAAGTATGTTCCCATCCTACTCAATCCGTTACACAAAAGTGGCTGCGTGAAATCAAGAAGCTACACGTTGAAGTATCCTATATGTATGGAGACTATTGGATATATGATATACTAACAATACCGAACCATGATTTAGTGGGATTATCCGACAGGCCTTTGGTGCATTATAAAAGCTACGAGGAAGCACTTGAAGCCGGAATACAAGAAACTTTAAAACTTATATGAGAATGGACCCTGTTGTAAATGATGCTTATAGACTTAGAAAACTTTTAGAAAAAGCAACGGGACTAAAAGTATATAAGTCGGAGCTAATAGCCAACTATTTTAATGGCTATCTAAGTATAGTACAAGAGTATAAAAACGAAACTAATCCGCATATTACAGTAGCCCAAGGTAGTTGGTCGATAGAAAATGGCGGAGAGTATAAAATTTCATTCTATACACCTACAATCGTTATTAAAGGCAAGAGGATGCTTAATACTCGTTTTGTAAAAGATGTAGCCTATAAGATAGTGGAAGCATTAAATGATGAATTTGGGGAAGATAATTGGAATACGTGCAATGAGGAGCAAAAGTGTTGGCTTCCCATGTCTCGAAACTCTTTCTATTTACAAATCCCAAATTTTGAGAAATATTAAAACTTATATGATTATGAAAGCAAACCTAATATTTTTTCTTGCGATATTCATCATATCAGCATTATTCATCGGGCATTTCCGGTTGACATTCTCACCGTTCAGTGTATCCCTGCCCTATTGGCATAGGACTGTAGGAGTTATTCTTATCGTTGCAGGATGCTTGGTCTACAACATAGGTGAGCATATGTCCGGTTACAAGAAAGGGCTGGATGAAGGTATGGAGATTGTTTTGAAAGAGTTAAAAGAAAGATACAACCATGAATAGAAAAGAATATCAGGAACACTGCAAGCATAGCCCCTACAGTGGGCAATGCTACAAAAAGTCATTCATATCGGGTGTAGCAAACAATGTGCATGTGAACATGCGGTGTGACGGGAAATGCCCCCGTATGAGTAATTACGACAAGAGAAATAAATTAAATAGCCTTGGACGGGCTTTGTAAAATCCATATTGATATGAAAAAGTATATTGGAACAAAACAGATTGAAGCCGAGTCTATGACAAGAGGTGATGCGTGGGGAAAACATCTCCTCAGAGAAAAGCCGTCAACCGAAAATTTTGACGATGAGGGTTATCATGTTCGTTATGAAGATGGATATGAAAGTTGGTCGCCTAAAGATGTATTTGAAAAGGCATACAAGGTAGCTGATACTCCTCTTGACCGTATGTATATCGAATATAATGAGTTGATGGACAAACATAATAAGTTAGCCCTGTTTCTTGGCCGAAAAGATGCTGTTGAAATAGCTGGTGAAAATCAGGTCACTTTAATGGAGGTTCAAAAAGTACAGATGCACTACTACCTTCTTACTTTGAAAGAGCGCATTGGGTTAATGAAGAAATAAATATTGCCATACGGCGGTTGGACGTCTGCCGTATGGCTCAAAACAGAATAAATATGGATTTAAATGAACTGCGCGACCGCGCCTATAAAACCGCTTGCGACCACGGTTTCCACGATGAAGAATTGAGTAACGAACATTGCCTTTGCCTTGTAATATCCGAGCTTATGGAAGCCGTGGAAGCGGATAGAAAAGGGAAACGGGCCAATGTTGATTGGTATAATAAGAAGATAGCCAATAGCCGTATTTGCCAGGGGCTGGTTCCAGGCACTCCCAAGGAGATAGGTTTCGAAGTTGCATACAATGAAACTATCAAGGGAAGCATAGAGGAAGAACTCGCTGATGCTGTAATCCGCCTGCTTGATTTGTGCGGATTGCGTAAGATAGACATTGAGGACTTTACGGAAGAAATGTTGTACGGGGCAGAGGAAAGTTGCAATGATGAGACCTTTACAGAAAGTATATACGCTATATCCACAATTCCCATCAGATATGAGTATGAATACGACAGTCCATTAGAAGGGCAATTAAACGGCATGCTATTTGCTATTTTCGGGCTTGCTAAACATTTGGACATAGACCTTATATGGCATATCAATCAGAAGATGAGGTACAATGAATTGAGAGAAAATAAACATGGAAAAAAGTATTAAACATTTCCCGTTACGTATAGACTGCCGTACAGTCATATATGTAACAAAAGATAAGCTTACCTCTGAATATGCAGAGAAGAAGCGAAAACTATTCAATTCTATTTCAGCGATTGAAAAGAAGGGTGGAGGATACCGGGTAACAGTTGATGTCGAAGAAGTAAGGGAACTTGTTGTCAGCGGCATGCGCCTGAAAGATATTGCAAAGAAATTGGGAGTGAGCAAAACCACTGTTGATAACTATATAAAGAAGTATGATTTGCGAAATGGAAAAAGATGAAACAGTTTGGACTGATGCGAAATGTGCAGCCCTTCGAGTTGAGTTCCTTACCAGCCGTGAGGAACTCTTTTTGTATGCAAAAGCCATCTATTCCGCTATGATATGGGGTAGGGAGGTGAACGAGCAAAATCAGATTATTCAGGAAAAGAATAACTCTGTAAAATAAAAAAAGGAGAACCAAGCGCACGACCACTCAATCCTCCCTCACACGATTATGATGCAAATATACTATTTACTTTTAAAATAATCGTGTTATGGAGTTGGATTTTAACAAAATCATTCGTCTTAAAAAGATTCGTATCGAGAAATCAGAACTTTCAGAGGAAGAAAATGCCTTGACCGCCCCGATTTTGAAAGACAAAAGCCTTATCCATGAAATCTATAAAATATTTGTTGAGTTACTGAATGAGAGAGGATGTCCACCGAATATTGACAGTGTAACCCAGCGGAAGAAGTTCATTTTCATTATCCTGTATCTGTTTTCTCCAAGCTCGCTTGCCGGTGGGAAAATGACAGCCGGATTACGTGAAGAGATGTCAAGGGTACTTGGGGTTCAGTCCAAGAGTACAATTTCCGACAACTGCGCTGATGTCGTGTTTTTGTATCAGAACTATGGGGATTTCAGCGGGGATATAGAGTATCTTTATACCGAAATCGTAAATCGGTTAAGAATCAAAGGGCTAATCAATTAATGAGCCGGAGTTTTAATGCTCCGGCTTTATTGAAATTTTTGGTAAGAAAATAGCTATTAGTCTATCAACATAACTATGGATTCTGCCAAGCTCCTCTATGTACTGTGGTGTATCAAACGGGCCACATCCTTCCTCATAATTTTCATGTAGTCCTTCAATTATTTCATAATGTTCAAAAATTAGTTTTACGTTTTCATTGTGCTTATATCTTACATCATAATTTTTTAAGTAATCATATAATGATTGGATTGATGATTCGCAAGAACCATACTCATCGTTGTCTCGATGTATTCTAAAATCATTTTCCATTTCCCTTTTGCAAGTAACAAGCTTTCTTAATAATTCCTTATCTATGCTGTTACACAATTCATTGATATACTTATATGATTCAAATTCTTTTTGAAGTTCAATTTTGTGTTCTTCCAATGATTTATTATAGCTATCTTTTACAGACTCGATTTCTTTAGTAATCCCTGCAATATCTTCTTTTGTTGCCAAATCTTCTCCTTTCTTTTTGGCGTAAGACTGAAAATACAATAAGATAACACTCCAAACAATGTTCCCTATGAAGAACAGTATTCCAATTATTAAATAGTCCATATTATTCTCCTTTCTCTAATTTAATTTTTTTTCCACAATGAGGACAAACAACAGTGTTTTCTTCCTTATCTTCATTCAGCAAGTCAGTTATTCCTACACCTAATGCCTTTGCAATTTCTCCTAACTTCCCAATGGTAGGGTTGCCGGACACTGCGGCATACAAGGCCTGATATGTCACTCCCATTCTTTTAGCAAGGTCTTGCATGGTAATGCCCTGCTGTTTGCAGATTTCTTGTACTCTTAGCATGATATTCAAATTATAATTTGATGCAAAGATAGGAATAGTTTTCAAATTATACATAGAATATATAAAGAATAGTATCAAAAAATAATTTGAAAAATTTTCTATCAAAATTTGTTTTATTCAAAATAAAATTTGATATTTGCATCATAATAATAAAAACATAGTTTGAATAACAATTAAAATATATAAGATATGGCAACAAAGAAGATTGATGAAAAGAAGACATTGAAATATGCAGTAGCATTTTACTTCTGCACGTCAGGTAAGGTAAACTTCATGTTAGGCAATAAAATGTATCAGCATATAGATACTGTTTATGACCAAAGAGAAGATGGCAGAGGCTTCAATACCTGTGAAGTTGTTTATAACTACAAGGCTCAAAAATATGAGGTTCTGAACGTAGATACAGAAATAGGTAACAAAGAGATTACAATATTAAATGTTTAATCAGCAGGGCGCAAGCCCTGCATAACACATAAAATTATGAAGATAAACGAAATTACAGTAGGTTTGAGATACAGAGTTTCAGGTGATTTAGCTAACGGTTGCTATGCAGATGGTACGCCGCGTATATCGCACGATGATGTAGTAAGAGTAATAAAGCGAATTACAGATACATACGTGATTTTAGAATGTGGACGTATGTTCATCATTAACGACAATCTTAAAATAGAGAAGTTCTAAGTTTAACCTGGTAGCTTTCGGGCTACCACAATATACACGATTATGAAAACAATGGCTTTTTATGTAAATGGTGACGAAATGGTACAAGTTAATTTTGAATCATCTAAAACAGAATGCTTGTTACTTATTATCAATAGACTGTGTAGATATGCTGCACGCTTTGGATATAATGTTCAAATAGAAATTAGAGATTGATTATGGAAGCGGATTTAGTTTTAGTTATCAGCCCCGAAGCCCCACTGATGAAACAACTGGGCAAAGTGTTAGGTAAGATGGTAACCCCTTATGACTTCTCTACTATAGAAAGGGGTGAAAAATACATCACCATACAGCATGATGAAACTGGGCTTGTAGTGGCTTATACGAGTGAAGAAAGATTGAATGTGAAACATTAAATATTGATTATTATGGGTGAAATAGCAGATAGTTTAATTAGTGGTGAATTTGATTGCATCACAGGTGAATATTTAGGTGAAGAGGTTGGCTATCCAAGAACGCACGCTTATGACAGACATGAATACATGCCACCAGTTGAAAAGAAGCCTACCAGCAAGGCGAATGTCTGTATAACTAACATGTGTAAGGACAGAGGTTTCAGCAACCGTGAAAAGATTGAATTAGTAGCCAAATTCTTGTATAGCAAAGGTTACAAACAATTGCCTAACCTATCCCATCAGTATAAAATCATTCACAGCCAGTACAAGAATAATTTTAGAAAGTTTTTGGTTGAACAAGTAAAACAAAGAAAGGATGAATAATATATTTACTATTTGCTATTCAGAAGAAGAGGCTAACGAAATTGGACATTTCATAATGCGAAAAGGCTATGAAGGTGTTCAAAATGATAGTTACAGATATTGTCGTGAAGCGATTTGGTGGGCTTTCAAACAAGCTAAAAGGCATCATTTAAATTGCATCTACGTTGGCGTTGCAGGTTGCCAAATGACTGTATCAAAATCAAAGCGAGGTCTTAGACGAAACGGTCTTAAATACATAGAGAAAAGGCGAATGTTTTACAAATTACTAAGTAAGTATTGATAAATGATTATGAACTCAATTAACGACGAAAGAGGTTGCAGCGTATGCCAGCCCAGTAAAGAGAATTACACTACCTACAACACCAGGTTGAGAGGTAAGAGAGTGAGAATGTACCAGTACGACTACCGTACTGAAAGTGGTGAACTCTTTGCTTGTTGTGCGCCTACCTTAGAGGCGTGTAGAGAAAGACGGGACAAATGGCTTAGTTCACGACAATAAGCCGATTGTCGTGTATAACGATTGAAGATATTTCGTTATCTTTGGTTATGGTAGTACCTTTGGGGTACTATCGCGGAATGGAGCAGTTGGTTAGCTTACCGCTTTGACTTGGCGGTGGTCACAGGTTCGAGTCCTGTTTCCGCAACTATTGAGTATTAATTTAAATTTGACACGATTATGAACATTCTTACATTAAGCATCAAACAGAAGTATTTCGATGAAATTTTGGCAGGCAAGAAAACCCACGAATACCGTGAAATCAGGCCAACCAACGCTAAGAAGTATATCACTTACCTATGTGGCGGTAAAGAATATCCGGCTGATGCAGAACTGCCTGAAGAGGGTGAAATAGAATTAAAGCCTATCAAGTACGATGCAATCAAGCTTCTGACAGGTGCATATACAGGTAAACGTCCTTATATTATCGTTGAAGTGAAAGCAGCAGAAGCTGTTATTCTCACAGATGAAAACGGTAATGATATTGTTTACGAACATCAAGGCGAAGAGTATCTTGCTGCACAAATGGATTATACTTTGGGCAAGATATTAGAGAGACATATAGATTGATTTGTTTAACTTTTAAAATTAGAAAGCAGAGTCGCAAGAAGAATTAACAGAGTAGCCGGGCCTCGCAGAAATATGAACGGTGCAGGGGCTGGTGGTAGATTGGTTGCCAGACGTGGCGGTGAAGCTGGTACATCACAGTTGGGGTCACGCAGACAGCGTTATAGTGACCTTCGTACTTCATTTGGTTTAAGTGGTGGTTAGCTATGAGCAAGGTAGAACAAGCGAACCGGTATATAGACCTCATTCGGGTAAAATCGAATGAGGCTTTACTGTTTTTATCACTTGGTAAGGATTCGCTTGTTCTGCTTGATTTAATCTATCCAAAGTTTGACCGGATTGTTTGCGTGTTCATGTACTTTGTCAAGAATTTGGAGCATATTAACCGTTGGATAAACTGGACTAAAGCCAAGTATCCGAAGATAGAGTTTGTTCAAGTACCACATTGGAACCTTACTTATATTCTCCGTGGCGGTATGTATTGTGTGCCAAATCCGAAAGTAAAGCTATTGAAGTTGGCAGATGTGGTAAAGGCTATGCAGCTTACTCATGGAGTTTATTATACATTCTTAGGCATGAAAAAAGCTGATGGTATGAATCGTAGGCTTATGTTGAAAGGGTATGAGGTAAACGGTTACGAGAATAACGGTATGGTTTATCCTTTGGCTGATTGGACACAAAAGGATATACTTGCTTACATGAAGCAACACAATCTACCCGAGCCAGTTCGATATTCATTGAAAGCCAGTTCGGGAGTAGGTTTCAATCTTGATTGTATGCTTTGGATGGAGAAGAATTACCCGCAGGATTTACAGAGAATTTACAAAGTTTTCCCAATGGCTGAAAGAGTGCTTTGGGAGTATCATAATCAACAAAATTAATAGGAGGAATGCCGAGTTAGAAGAAAATCTATTGCACAAATATTTTCACAAAGGGATAGAATATTGGATTCTATAGGAAGAATGGCAACCAATGAACGTGCTCAGAATAGAATATATAGAGTGCGTGGAGCGGCTACAAGATATTCTAAAAATATTGAAAAAATAACTGGAAATGTTCCCGGAATGGTCTTTAAACGATTTACGAATAGGCAATACATGGGTCTAAGCAACGGCTAATATGGAATTATCAAAATACATAAAGAGTGAATCGGTGGAACTTAATCGTTCTGCCATTCACTTTGCGGATTATAATCCCCGAAAACTATCTGATGAATCACGTAAGACACTGAAACGTGGCATCAAGAAATTCGGATTGGTAGGTGGAATAGTTGTGAATAAGCGTACCGGGCTTACCGTAGTCAGCGGGCACCAGCGTTTGTCTGTCATGGACGAATTGCAAAAGTTTCCCGATAACGACTACCGTATTCGTGTCGATGTCATAGACGTGGACGAGCAGCAGGAAAAGGAGTTAAACATTCTAATGAACAACCCGAATGCACAAGGTACATGGGATTTTGACGCTCTTGCCCGTATTGTTCCTGATATTGACTGGAAAGATGCAGGTCTGACCGATGCTGACTTGAATATGATTGGTGTCGACTATCTTTTGCAGACCGAAGAGGAAAACTCTATTGCGGATGCTTTGTCTGATATGATGGTCCCAGTTTCCGAACAGAAAGAAGCCGATAAAGCCGCCAAGCAGTTGGAACGTGCCGAAAAGGTTGCCCACATGAAAGAGGTCAAGCATCAGGTGAAAGAAAACGCACAGAAGCAAGCCGAGAACATGGATGCCTATGTGATATTGTCCTTTGATACCTATGAAGCTAAAGCCGCATTCTGCGAAAGGTTCGGGTATGACCCTGATATGAAGTTCATAAAGGGAGAAGTATTTGATGAACAAATAGAAAGGATTGATTAATTAAATTTAGAAGAAGATTGAGTCAGAAGGAAAAGTTTGAATGAATTAAGTGCACAATTTCGGAGATTAGAGGCGCAGGCTCGTACAATTCAAAAGGGTTATGGAAATAATCCAAGGGCTGCACGTGTTATAAATGCGTTTGAATCATCTATGAAGCAAAGAGGTATGTGGTTTTTCTCTAATCGAAATAAAAGGGTTGGAACGGGGAAATTTGCTTTAAGTAACGGATAAGTTTATGAATAATAGTGAATCTCAAAACAGAAAAGGTAAAGGAGGAAGAAAGCCTAAGTTTGATTATACAAGCGAGGAATTTCTTTCTCTCGTGGAATCGTATGCCAAAAAGGGATTCACTGACAAGGAAATTGCTTATGCCATAGGGATTTTGCCTCAAACATTCTGCGAAAAGAAAAGTGAGTACACCGAAATATCCGAAGTCTTAGCGCGTGGGCGTGCGACAATCAATGCCACTGTAAGGGCTAAATTCCTTGCAATGGCGCTTGGTGGCATAAAAACCAAAAGCACCGTGGTAAGAAAGCTCCGTGATTCAGAGGGAAATTTGACAGGTGAGGACGAATTACAAGTTAGCGAAAGTGAGTTAGCACCAAATTTGCAAGCAATGTCCGTTTGGCTGTATCACCATGATGAGGATTGGAGAAAGATTGAACGCAAACAAGATGAAGATGCTGATATTCCAACAGACATAGAGCACGGCATCAACATTGATTCTTGGATTAAAGACAAGCTGAAATGATAGTACCTCAAGAAATTTACCATCCATTATACGAGGATAAGGAAAAATTTATAATTTTTATCACCGGTGGGCGTGGTTCGGGAAAGTCTTTCAATGCTTCTACCTTTATTGAGCGGTTGACTTTTGAAATGACTCCCGTAGAGAAAATAGTTCATCAGATTCTTTACACCCGTTACACGATGGTTTCTGCCGGTATGTCTATCATCCCCGAAATGATGGAGAAGATAGATTTGGACGGTACCACGAAATATTTCAAGACCACAAAGACGGACATAGTCAATAAGATGACTAAGAGCCGTATCATGTTTCGGGGTATCAAGACTTCTTCCGGGAACCAGACAGCAAAACTGAAATCCATTCAAGGCATTACGACTTTCGTCTGCGATGAAGCGGAAGAGTGGACAAGCGAAGATGAGTTCGACAAGATAATGCTCTCCATCCGTAAGAAAGGGATTCAGAACCGGATTATCATCATTATGAATCCTTGCGATTCCAATCACTTCATCTACAAGAAATACATCGAAAACACTCATAAACTGGTAGAGATTGATGGTGTGCAGGTTCAGATTTCCACTCATCCGAATGTCCTTCATATCCATACGACATATTTCGACAATATCGAGAACCTTTCTCCTGAGTTTCTGAGAGAAGTCGAGGAGATGAAGGAGAAGACCCCGGAGAAATATGCTCATGTGGTTATCGGTCGTTGGGCTGATGTGGCTGAGGGTGCTGTGTTCAAGAAATGGGGTATTGTGGATGAGTTCCCGATGTGGTGTAAGAGGGTCGGAATTGGGCTGGATTTTGGTTATACTAACGACCCTACAGCAGCTATCCGATGTGGAATCATAGACAATGCGCTATATTTGGACGAAGTGGATTACCGTACAGGTTTACTATCTGGGGATATAATTAAGACTCTCCGTCCGTGGAATCTAAAGGTGATAGCTGACAGTGCAGACCCACGACTTATTCAGGAAATCCATAACGGAGGTATCAAGATTTACCCGGTAGAGAAAGGGCAAGGCTCTATCAATGCCGGTATTGACAAGATGCAGGGAATGGATATTTACATAACCAAGCGTTCTTACAACCTTCAAAGGGAGTACAGAAATTATGTCTGGGCAAAGGATAAGGATGGGAACTATATCAACGAACCGGAAGACCATGACAATCACGGAATAGATGCTGTACGTTACTATGTATTGGGTGAGCTTCTTGGTAAAATTCAGAAGCCGAAAGATTTAACAGGAATATTCACACATTAAAAATATAAACTATGCCATTGAATTTAGAAGAAATATTAGCATTGTCTGACATCGGGCAGAAGATAAACTACCTGAAGAAAGGTAGGAAGACTGAACTTCCCGACTGTTGTAAACTTTGGGACGATTGGAATCCGGAACGCCATGAAATTATGGTTGACAAAAAGAAGTATCCGGACAGAAAGGTTCTTGAAAAAGAAGCAGAGAAACACTTCGATGAAAAAACTGGTAAGACTTATGAAATCGAAGCAAAGTATAAGACTGAACCGGTGAACCGTATCTCCATTCCATTGGAACAGGATATAGTGAACATTCAAACAGCTTTCACGGTCGGCACAGAACCGTCTATGGATTGCACTCCAACCGATGATGATGAAAAAAAACTGCTGGATGCGGTAAAGGCTGTATTCAAGTCTAATAAAATCAAATATCAAAACAAGAAGATTGTCCGTGCCTGGCTCTCCGAACAGGAAGCGGCAGAATATTGGTATGTTACCGATGATGATTCGTTTTGGGCAAAGTTTTGGAAGAAAATAAAGACTTCTTTCGGGGGGAAGGTCAAGCCCACCAAGAAACTGAAAAGCGTGTTATGGTCTCCATTCAGAGGTGATAAGCTATACCCGTTCTTTAACGACGAAGGTAAAATGATTGCTTTCTCACGTGAGTATAAAAAGAAGCTCATGGATGATTCGGAGGTCATCTGCTTTATGACTATCACGGACAAAATGGTTTATCAATGGGATTTGTCTAAAGGATATGAAGAAAGAACTCCTTTTGCTCATGGATTCCCAAAACTACCGGTTCTCTATGCTTATCGTCCTGAACCTTATTGCAAGAAGATTAAGACTTTCCGGGTCCGGTTGGAGAAACTGTTATCCAATTATGCTGATTGTATCGACTATCATTTTTTCCCCATTTTGGAATTAATTGGTGAAGTGATAGGGTTCACTGGTAAGACAAAGGATAGAATGGTAAAACTGGAAGGAGAGGGGGCTGGTGCACGATATTTAACATGGAATCAGGTGCCAGATACCGTAAAATTTGAAGCAGAAACACTCACCAATATGGCTTATGATATGTCAAACACTCCAAGAATATCCTTTGAGACGTTGAAGGGGGTAGGCAAAGCATCAGGAACCGCTTTCCGCTTTATGTTCATGGGTGCACACATGGCGGTAGAAAATCACGGTGAGGTTATCGGCGAGTTCTTGCAGCGGAGAGTAAATTTCATTGTTTCCGCTTTAGGCTCTATCAATCCAACCGAGTTTAGCAAGGCATCGCAGACCATTGACATAGAAACAGAACTGGTTCCATATATGATTGATGATTTGAACGATAAGGTTACTACGGCTGTCTCCGCTGTTAGTGGTGGTGTATGGTCAAGACGTGAGGGCATTATGTTTGCTGGGAACGCTGATAGGGTAGAAGAGGAGCTTGCAGAAATCAAGGAGGAACAAGCGGCAAAGAATAACAATGCAGCGTCTCCTAACTCCAAAGGATAATTCATTACTTCATGTTCTTATCGTACTATTGAGCGGAGCTAATTTAGTTCCGCTTTTTTATTGCTAAATTCTATATTGTAGAATATAATCTTTGGAAAAATTTTATAATTCAAAATTAATTCATATTTTTGCATCAAACAAAAGAGGTATGAGGATTGTATCACATAAGAAATTGAAAGAGTTCTACGAGACGAAAGGCTATGAAGATTCACGCATAGCCTTAGAACGTTGGTATGATATAGCGGAAAAAGCTGAATGGAAGAACCTATCAGACATTAAAGTGGATTTTCTTTCTGCTGACTATGTAGGCAACCAACACTACGTTTTCAATATCAGAGGCAACAACTATCGGTTGGTTGTCGTTGTTAAGTTTACAATTGGGTACGTCTTCATTCGCTGGGTTGGTACTCATAAAGATTACGATAAGATAGATTGTTCAACCATTTAAGAGATAGAAGTATGAATAAAGTAACGAAAGAACAGTATGAATTTGCTTTGGCGAGAGTGGAGGAACTTCTGCCATTGGTTGATGACAATACGCCTTCAAATGATAAGAATGCGGTGGAGCTTACAGTTATGTCCGATATTGTGATAGCATACGAAAAAGAACATTATCCGATAGAAAAACCGACTGTTGCGGAATTGATAGAGCTATCCCTTGAAGAGAAAGGGATGAGTCAAAAGCAACTTGCTGGTGAGATTGGAATAAGTCCATCGCGTGTGAATGACTATATCTCCGGACGTTCGGAACCGACCCTCAAAATTGCGAGGTTGCTATGTCGAGTGCTGAATATACCTCCGGCCGCAATGTTGGGATTCTAATCCAAAATACAAATATGAAAAAGAGAAAGAAAATAGTATTACTACTAGGTGCAGGTTTTCCTGTAGCATGGGGAGCTCCATTTTCCAAAGATATTCTTGATAGAATAATTGAAGATAAAGAATATATGTATGATAGTAATACAACTTGGGGTAAATTTATATTTGATACATTAAAATCTTTTTATGAAGAGGAGGACGGAGTCACTGTTAATTTCGAGACAGTGATTGCTGCATCGGAATCTATAATGAATTATGTTATAGCGTCAACCAATGAAAACAGGAATTCGTATAATACGTCATTTACTCCTGCTGTTAATGTCCTAATAGACTCCATCCAGCAAAAACTAAATGAGATATCTGATAAATTAGAGAAAAGGAGGCATTTTTATTCTATATACAAACATTTTGTGGATATTGTTATTCAACTCATTAAGGGATATGATGAAAAAGCTTGTGCTGCTGAGTATAAACTACTAAATGAAAGATTGAACGAATTTATTGAATCTTTATTGAACAAGAAATATTCAGTAAAAATATATACCACAAATTATGACGCTATGATACCTCAGATTCTTTCAAAGCGTAAAATATATATGGGGGAACATTTGTTATCTGATTATAGTATTGTTTATAAAGCTGATTATTTAAGAAATAAAGACTCTCATTTAAGTTACTTTTACCTACATGGCTCTATCTATTGGACTTTTAAATTTGTAGAGAATAAATATAGAGTTGTAAAATCTACGATAACTGGAGAGGTGCAATCCTTAACTGCTCAAGGCGGAAATCCGAGTGAGAATTTAATTTTTAGCCCGATAATTGTTGGGTATACTAAGACTCAAAGAAGTCTAATGAATCCTTTTAATATCGGATTTACTAATTTTGCAAATGATTGTAATGATTGTAATAAGTTGCTAACAATAGGGTATTCGTTTTCTGATCCACATATTAATTCTATAATTCAAACTAATGTAGACTTTAATAAAGTTCGGCTTGCATATATAGGATTCGTTGAAAGGTTTGAAGGTTCTTCAGAGTATACGAAAATAGATTACTTCATAAGAAGATTGTATAAAAAAAACGAGGATGAAAGTTGGTTCAACTCAATTAATAATAATTTTGTTGCATATAAAAAAGGGTTTTCTAATTTTATAGAGAATAGAGATAATTGGACTAAGATTTAAAGATTGCTAGCATAAAAAAGGCGTGATTCACTCAGTTTCACGCCTTTTTTATACTCATTTCCCACAATCACCTGATTGTGGTTTTCTACCACTCCAATTATTCCCCTTTCATTCACTTACTGACTACTTTATATACCGTATTTACGACAATGGATTGATTGTCGTGAATGGGAAGCCTAAATATTTATCAGTCATCTGTATTGGTAGTATTTTTATTTCCGCAAATTGAATCTCAAATTTTAATTCATACGGTATGACAATCTTAGAACAAATTTTGGCAGGGCTGCAACAGAAGTTTACTGGGGTGGACACTGCTATCTTAACCCGAATCGCTACTAAAAAAGCAGAGGGTGTAACGGACGAGACAAAGGTAAACTCAATTGTTGAGGGTATCAGTTTTTCGGACGTGCTTAACTCCTATGGTGATTTCCGTGCCGGGGATGCTTCCAAGACCGCAGTTTCCAACTACGAGAAGAAACATAACCTTAAAGACGGTAAGCCAATCGAGACTACCACAACCATCAAAACGGAAGAGAATAAAGACGATGTGCCTGCATGGGCGCAAGCTTTAATTGACTCCAACAAGAACCTTTCTGATAAGCTAACACAGTTAGAAACGGAAAAGGCTCAAGCAACACGTAGCCAGCAGATTTTGGCAAAGGCAAAGGAGTATGGTATTCCCGAAAACTACGCCAAACGATGCGCCATTAAGGACGATGAGGACTTGGACGCATACTTCAAGGACTTGAAGCAGGAGTTCGCAAATGACGGCTTCAAAGGCGTAACCCCTCCCGAATCAGCGGAAGAGAAGATTGAGAAAGAATCTGAATCTATCGCTAAAATGATTGATGAGGGTACGAAAACTATTGTTGAACAAAACAAGAATTAATTATGTCAGCAGGATTTAAGTATGACTTGGTTCCGCCCGTTGAGCAAGAGGAACGCTACGATGTCCAGACCGGCATTCGTAGACGTGGTCCGTTCAAACTTGATACGCAGAACCTGGTAGTGGGAAGTTTTCTTCCCGGATTTACACCGATTTGTGCGGACTTGAAAAATAAGTTCGCTTATGCGGTAATCAATGTGAGAGTTGCGGAAGCCTATACCACTGGTGGAGAGGCTTTGTCTATTAAAGTAGCCAAGAACTCTTTGGCTTATGTGGGTATGTTTGTCGGAAACGGCAAGAAAGGTGCAGAAGTAACGGCAATTGATAAGTCTAATGCCAACTACGATGTATTGACTATTAAGGCTGCTTTTGGTGAGAATATTGCCAAAGATGCTGTATTATTCAATGCGGTTGCAGTTGATGGTTTAAAGCAAAAGCATGTCGCTAATTCGGCTCTGTACAACCGTACAAAGGTTGAGGATGGAATTACATTGGTTTCATTGCTTCGTACAGCCGCAGAGATTGAACCTTCAAAATTGGTTATGCCGTTCTCCGAGAACGATAAAGCCAACATGAAGGGATGGTTTGAATTTAACGAGTAAGGAGGTAGGATATGTTTTTAACGATTCAAACATTATTCGATGATGCGAATATTGTTTCCGCTATCATCAGACGTGTGAACCAGACACGCAAGGACACAATCTATTGGCAGCAGTATCTTACTTTCCGCAGAGTGACTACTCGTGTGTTCAAGGATTATATCGGTTCTGTAACCGGAGTTATGGCCGGCTCCATCAATTCGCGTTTTGGAGAGAAACCCATCCGTGAACGTCGGAACATCGGTTCCGGATATGGTGAGATTGCCTATTTGGGTGATGCTTATCAGATGTCTATTGACCGTCTTTCTGAATTGCAGGATTTGATTGACAAGTTCAATGCCGCTAAGCCAGCCGACCAAAAGGCTGCAATGGAAGAGATTGTAAACTTCCTGGCAGACGACTACCGTCAGATTACCCTTGCCGCCCACAAGCGTATGGATATTATTGTCGGTGCGCTGTTGATGCTTGGTGAAGCCACCGTTTACAACAAAGACGCTGCAATCACTTCCGGTCAGACCAATAATAAACTGCTGGAGATTACCCTTCCGTTCAATTTTATCAAGCCGAAAAGTGGAGATGTGGTTGTGGACGGAAAGAATATGTTTATCTCTTATTTGAGAGAGAAACTTCATTCCTTGGCACCGGACTATGGCGTTTATGCCAAGATGGTTATGACTCGTGCATCTTTCAACAAGCTTATTCTTGGTTCATCTGAATTTGGTGAGCAGTACAAGAGGATTCTCGGCAGCAACGAAATGAAGTTGAGTACGGGATTGGTTTCCTCTTCTTTGGCTTCCGAAGTGTTCACCGGCATCGGTTTGCCGCGTATTGAAATCAAGGAGGACTACGTGAAAGACCAGACGGGAAAGAATGTGCAGATTTACGCGGATAACCGTATTACTCTGTTACCTTCTGACAACATTGGTTATATGCGCCATCATACCCCGTATGAAGCGACAGACCCAGTACAAGGACGTACTTATATCCCGTCAGAGGGGCAGATGCTTATCTCCAACTACCGTGACAAAAACGGTCGCTACATGGAATATACGGCAGAGTGGATTCCGCAGATTTCCAATCCAGATTTGATAACCAATTTCGATTTGAACGAAATTGCATCCATCCAATCAGCATAAGGGGGTAGGATATGAAAGTAAAGGTTATATCAGTTTTCCGCGACAAGTTCACCGGAAAGTATTACACTCCCGGTGAAGTGATTGAAGTCGGTGAGGAAGCCCGTGTGCTGGATATGGAAAGCCGCAGACTTGCTGAACGGATTGAGGCAAAAAATACCGAAGTGAAAGCCCCTGAAGAAAAGAAGGAGGTGAAAATTTCCCTCTTTGAAAAGGAGTTTGAGAAGAAGACTTTGATTGATGCTTTGAAGTCCATCGGCGTACAGGCTTCCGGCAATATGAAAGAGGAAACTCTTTTGTCTAAGGTTTCAGAACTGGATGAAGAATCAACAGCCAAACTGAAAGAAGCATTAGGTATCGAGTAAAAGGATAGGGTAGTGCTTCTACCCTTCCATTGCCTAATTTTATAAATCAGAAAAGAAATGAAGAATTTTATTTTTGCCATGTGTGGTTTTTTGATGATGTCTTTGGTTTCGTTGAGCGTGCAGGCATCAAGTGTGGAATCTCCCAAGTGTGAATATGTGAATCCATCGGTTAATGCCGGTTTGCCGGATATTCAGTCTATCACTTTGGAAACGGCTCTGGCTGATTGTGTTGTACTAACCATGCCACAGACTATATTCTTGGTTGCAAATAACCCGGCTATGATGTGTTCGATAAAAGAGGAAGCGGCTATTCAAGGGATACGAATTAATGTTCCCAAATGCCCGTTCAGATACATCTATAAATCAAAGTATTGCACGCATTATAGCTATACTGCATATTGTAAACTGATTACACCATATTGAATGATAACAGTCATGAGTAACAAGGAGTTTGTATTAAGCGTATTTGATAAGAATACCCCGTCTAATCTTGTAGTTGAAAATATACTTTCAAGAACGGGATTGGATGGCGAAGAACCTTTTGCCGAGGAAAATAGGGCAAGATTAGAGGTCGCTTGTGCCAAGCAAATTCCGTGGATGATACAAAATCCATCTTCGGTCAGCGAAAGCGGATTTTCTGTGTCTTGGTCTAATCATGTTGATAGCCTAATGAAATTGTACTCATGGCTGTGTAAACAGTACGGTTTGAAAGACGAACTGGGTAACAAACCTAAAGTGACTTTCTTATGATATTCGCTCCACACATATTGCAGGTAAAAGTTATCACCCCGATGGATAAGGATGAGTTTGGCAGACCTATTCCCGGAACAGGTGGTGAAAGCTGGCAGGAAGTATGCAAGTGCCGTTGTGATGATAACACTACCAAAGAGTTTTCATCTGATAACGGCTCTGTGTATCGTCCGAATTATCATGTGGTATGCGAGAAAAGAATTACTGTCAAGGCTGGCGATGAAGTACGTTGCATGGATGGTGATGGCGTAAGAGGTCAAGGCGAAGTTTATACAGTGAAGAGTACAAACTACTTTAACTACTCGGAATTATGGATGTAGATTTCGATTTTTCAGATGTCGACTCCTTTTTCGATGAAGGAGAATGGGAGGTCGAAAAGAAGATGATTGATGTAGGCGATGAAGCCGTGAAGTACGCAGAGGAACATGGGGATCATCAAGACCATACACTCACTTTGAGAACGTCCAATGATTACGATGTCGATAAAGACGGTTTGACGCTGAAAAACGAAGCGGAATACGCTTCATTCGTGGAATCTAAGGGATTTGATGTTTTAAGTAGTGCCGCTTTATATGCGGAGAAACGATTAAAAGAAGAATTTGAATGATAGTAACCACCGACATAGGAAACATCCTCTATCGGGACTGCAAGGCTTTCGGAATAGATATAGTGCCTGATGGTGAAACGCTGACGGGTGAATTGAAGTCCGAAAGAATCGTTATCCACACGAAGAAACAACAGCCGGGAAAGTATTGGAAGAAATCTTTCGCAGAAGTGAATCTATGTGTACCCAATTTAAGCGAGAATGAAGCGAACACAATCCGGCTTAACGAACTCGAAAGAAAGGCTGGCAAGCTGCTTGATGATGTAGTAAGCACCTATGACGGTACAACCTATCGTTACTCTATCGAATCAATTGGCACGGAAGCGGATACAGCTTTGAAATGCCATTACGTGAATGTGAGAATTTTATTTGAAGTAATAAATGTAAAACTATAAGATTATGATTTCAGCAGTAGGAATAAAAAGAATCTTGTTTGCCGATATTGATAAGGTAACGGCAGACATTACCCCCGAAATCGCAAAGACTTTGATTCAAGCCGCCATCAAAGCGAAAGATGAGGTTTTGAACGTACATGGGGAAACGTGGCAGATTGAGGAGACGGAAGCCTCCGTCACTGGGTACAAGAACCAATTAACGGGAAAGAATTACCGTTACGATGATGTGCCGGGAGAAGTATCGCCCGCTTTCTCTATCGGACAATATGACTGGAAGACCAAGAAAGCGTTCATGGGTGGCGATGTTATTCAGGCAACATCTAAAGATGTAGGTTGGAAGCGTGCTTTGGATAAAGTTATTATCAACAAAGCATTGTTCTGTCTGACCGATGATGATGTATGGTTCATCTTCCCAAAATGCCGTATTGTTTCCCGTGAAGCCAATACGGATAAGGCAATTGCAATCGCTGTAAAAGGCTTGGTGCAGGAACCGGGAATCGAAGGTGTTTCTTCTGAGTATAACTATGAAGAAGGGCAGATTAAAGCTTTGCAGGCATGAACTACAGTAACCATTGTACCTACTCCTTCCGATGCGACCGTAAAGCTGGACGGTGTAACGGTCAAGTCAAAGCAGGTGAATGCTGGAGCTACCGTTCACTATGAAGTGTCGAAAGTGGGGTACGTCACTCAGTCAGGAGATATTAAAACCACTCCTTCTGAAGTTGATACCACTCTTAAAAAAGAGATAACATTGGTAAAAGTACAAGAGTGATAACCGGGGGATGGATATATACCATTCCCCCTTTTAGTTTAAGAATATGAATCAAGCAGCAAAAACGGTTTCTGATGCTTTGTTAGGGCTGGATTTCATGAATGTGGAGATAGGAGGGATGGTTTATACCATTAAACCTCCTACAATTAAAATTATCTGTCGTGCCATTCATCATTTTTCCAATATCGGCATGACTGGAGATAATGTCATGGAAGCTATTAAAGAACTTCCTGAAATTACTGGAGATATGCTGAAAGGCATTTCTTGTTTCATCTGTGGCAGTGAGGAACTGGCTGATAATTTGGAGAACGGCACTTTTGAAGAAATCAAAGATGCCTTGAAAGTCTGTTTCTCTATGATGGATATTTCGGCTTTTCAGTGTGTCAGCTCGATGAGGAACGTGTCGATGCTGGCAGCAAAACCGAAACAGTAGGAAACACAACGTTCTTCGGGCAGATAGCCCATTTGATTGACACGCTGCATCTGAGTTATACAGAAGTGTTTGAGGTTATCCCTTATCGGAATTTGCTGATGATGCAACGGGATAAATTACACGCAGTATATGGTGGTCAGAAGGTGAATAGAATCAGTGGTAAGGAATTGGCTAATCGTAGGAAAAAGAAATAGATATGGCGAAATTATATTTTAAGGTAGGTAGTGACTGGGAAGAAGTTGTAAGACTTCGTAATGAAATTGCAAAATTAAAGCAGGAGTTAATGAGCATGGATGGCACGCAGTCTCCTGCTGCTTTCAAGGCTTTGAATGCCCAACTTGCTGCATCCAACCAAAGATTGGATGAGTTGGTGACTAATGCAGCCAAAGCTGGAGCAGAGATGGAAACGGGATTCAAAAGGAAAATCTTCGATGCTTCTCAGGTCGTGAATGGATTCACAGAGAAGATTCTTGCTCAAAAAGCGGTAGTTAAGGATATTGAAGCAGATGTAAAACGTCTTGGAGATGCTTATCGTATAGCATTGAAAAGGAATCCGTTATCAGCAAATGGCAAATTAGAAGAATACAATGCTGCCCGCAAAGCTCTTGATGAAGAAAAGGCGGCTTTATTTGGATTAACCCAACAACAAGCCGAAGCGCGTCTTTCCGTAAAGAAACTTCGGGATGAATACGCCCTTTACAATGATAATGCTAAGGAAATCGTAGAAAGTAACAACGGTATCGCTATTTCTTGGAAGAAAGCATTGGCGGTTATTGGTGGTGCTGGAGTATTAAAGGCATTAGGTTCTGAAATGATTCGTGTTCGTGGAGAATTTCAATCCATGCAGACTGCTATTGAGACTATGGTTGGAAAGGATGTGGCAGGACAACTGATTCCGCAAATCAAGGAGCTGGCTAAGATTTCTCCACTTACTATGTCAGATATGGTTGGAGCAGAAAAGATGATGCTTGGATTTAACATACAAGCAGAAGACACTATCAAATACTTGAAAGCCATTAGTGATATTTCTATGGGGGAATCCAGTAAGTTCAATTCGCTGACTTTGGCATTTTCACAGATGTCAGCAGCGGGTAAACTTATGGGGCAGGATTTGAATCAAATGATAAACGCTGGATTCAACCCGTTACAGATTATCTCCGAAAAGACCGGAAAATCTATCGCAACTTTGAAAGATGAAATGTCCAAAGGTGCTGTTTCCGCTGAAATGGTTCAACAGGCATTCATTGATGCAACTTCCGCAGGTGGTAAGTTCTATAATATGTCTGAGAATGCTTCAAAGACTATCAATGGTCAGTTGTCTATGATGCAGGATGCTTTGGATTCCGTGTTTAACGAATTGGGAACTAAGTCGGAAAGTGTTATCATGGACGGTATTCAAATGACAACTTCGTTGATTCAGAATTATGAAACAGTAGGTAAGGTCTTGGCTGGATTAGTGGTTACTTATGGTACATACCGGACCGCAGTGATGCTTGTTACTGCTGCCGAAAGTAAACATACTCTTGTGGAGATTGGACTTACCAATGCCCGTTTATTGGCACGAAAAGCGCAGTTAGCTTTAAACGCTGCAATGCTTACCAATCCTTATGTAGCTTTAACTGTCGTTATCGGTGGGCTTGCTACTACAATGTGGGCAATGTCTGACAGTACAACTGCTGCCGCCCGTGCTCAAAAAGAATATAACGGCATTAAAGATGCTGCATTTAAAAAAGAACAGGAACACAAGCTGAAAATCGAAGAATTATTGACAGCTGCTCGTGATGAGAGTTTGGCTACTCTTACTCGGCAAAAATCATTAGAAGAACTTCGTAAAGAATACCCTAAAATTTTCGAACAATACGATATTGAAAAGCTAAAGTTGGAGAATATCTTAAAGTTGAAGCAAAAAATAAACGAAGAAGATTCAAGGCGTTCTGTTCAAGGCAGGAGAGATGATTATAATGCTCTAAACCAAACGATTGCTAACCAACGGAGATATTTGCAGCTATTTGATAATCCCGATTTACGGAAGAATATGTCTGATTCCGATGCAGAAATATGGAAAATGTTTTCTGGTAATCAGTCATACGTACAGGTGCGTGAGCAAATGGAGAAAAACTCTGAACTTTTAAAAAAGTATCAGAAAGACATGTTGGATGATAATATTTCCGCTTACAAATCCAATCTTAAAAACTATTCTAAGGAGAAGCTTGAAGCGGAATTGAAACTTGCTCAATCGTCTGCATCCAAACGCAATGGTTTTGTTGTAAACGGGATGATGGTTAAAGGTGGAGATTTAGAAAGCGTTATTTCTTCAATTAATGGAGCGTTGGCTAAAAAGAAATCCCCTACTACCTACAAGCAGGATTATGAGAAAGCGAAGAAAGACTGGGATGATGCTAAGAAGAAACTTTCTGAAATAGAAAAGGATAAATCCAAGTTTACTTCAAAGCAGTATGAAGAAGCTAAGAAACGAGTAGAAACAACAGAAAAAGCCTATAAAAATTTGGGCGGTATTACCGGAAGTTCATTAACCAAACAAGATAATCAAACCGAGAAACTTCGTAAGCAGACTGATAAATATAATGCCCTCCTTGATAAGCAATCATTAGAACAGCAACGTTCTGCCGAAGATTTGCAGATGGAAGTTGATGAAGCCCGAATCAAAGCTATGGATGAAGGTTCTGCCAAGACTATCGCTGAAATGGAACTCAACTTTGAAAAGGAGATGCAGGCTATTGACCGACAAAAAAAAGATGCTTTGCGGAAGAAAGTTGAGGATGCTCGCGCTGCATGGGAAGCTAATCCGAAGAAGAAAGGCAAGTCTTTTGATGCTACCGGTATTGAACTTTCCGATAACGAACGGAAGCATTTTGATGAACTTTACAAGGCTGCCATTGCCAATAATGAAAAAGCATACAAGGATTTGACAGAGCAATATTTGTCTTATACGGATGAACGTCTTGCCATTGAAAAAAAGTTTAACGATGATATTGCTGTATTGCAGGAAGCCCGTAAGAAAGCGGAAGCCAAAGGTGATGCCAGTGAAATAGCCAAAATAGACCGAAGCGTTGAGAAGCGTACAGAAGTCAAGAATGAAGATATATTCAAACTTGATGCTGAACAATTCAAGAAAAATATGAATTGGGAACAAGTCTTTGGTAATCTTGACAAGGTTTCTACTGATACTTTGAAAAAGTTGAAAGTTAACCTTAAAGACTTTATATCATCTCAAAAGGATTTATCTCCTGAAAACCTTAAAGAACTGGTAGATGCTATCGAAAGGATTGATGATAAGGTTTCAGAACGCAATCCTTTTGAAGCTATGTCTGTTTCCTTTAAATCCCTTAAAGATGCCACTGATGCTCAACGTGAAGCGCAGGAAGCGTATAACAAAACGCTCAAAGAAGGTACAGACGAAGAAAAGAAGAATGCAAAGGCTACTCTTGAAAGCGCAAAAAACAACAAACAGAAAGCGATATCGGAAGCTACTACCGTTTTACATCATGGCGTTGATGAGATAGGTCAATATGTCGATGCCGGTAATCAAGTTATCGGTATCATGGAAACGCTTGGTACAAAAACACCTGAATGGTTGGAGGGAACAATGTCCGGGTTTGGCGAGATGTTGGATGGACTTGGAAGTATAGACCTAATGAAACCAATGTCTATTGTTACTGGTGGTTTGCAAACAATAAAAGGAGCTTTGACAAGTATCACATCATTAGGTGGGGTAATTAATTGGAGTGGAAGCAATGCAAAGGAGGTACAGGATTCCATTAATCGTCTTGCCGACCGTAACGAGACGCTACAGACTTCTATCGAATCATTGACAGATGAGATAAAGGCAAGCAAAGGAACGAAATCCGTAGCTACGTATAGAAGTGCTTATGAATACCAGAAAGAGCAGAACTCCAATTATCTGAATATCGCCCGTGAACAGGCAGGTTACCATAATTCACATAAGAGCTGGCAATACTACATGAGATGGTCTGCCGAAGACTTGAAATGGATTCAACAGAACATAAACAAGAATTTTACCGGAACTTCTTCATTATGGGAGCTGACACCTGAAGAGATGGAAAAACTCCGTAGTAATGTTGATATATGGACAAAGATGCAGAATGCCGGGAAAGGTGGTTATGGTGAACGTGTAACCGATAAACTTGATGATTATATTGAGCAGGCCGGCAAACTGGAGGAGTTGACCGATAATCTTTATGAGGGTCTGACCGGAATGTCATTCGATTCCATGTATGACAGTTTTGTAAGCAGTCTGATGGACATGGAGAAGAGTGCTGAGGATGTTGCTGATGACATATCCAAATATTTCATGCAGGCAATGCTGTCAAATGCCATCGGTGAACAGTTTAGTGACAAACTGAGAACATGGTATGACAAATTCGGTGAAGCCATGAAAGATGATGGTACGCTTGATAATAATGAGCGTAAGGAGCTGATGGATGAGTACATGGGTTATGTGGATGAAGCCATGAAGCTTCGTGATGAGCTTGCCGCAGCAACCGGATATGATAAAATTTCGCAAGAATCAACATCGCAGTCAGCTTCATCCAAAGGCTTTCAGACAATGAGTCAAGATACCGGCGAAGAGTTGAACGGGCGGTTTACAGCATTGCAGATTGCAGGAGAAGAGATAAAGAATCAGAATATTATTCAATCTCAATCACTTAATCTATTGACAGTAAAAGCAGATGCTCTACTTTCCATAAATACGGAAACAAGGAATATCGCTGATGATACGCGAGATTTGATAGCACAATCTTATCTTGAATTGGTACAGATTTCGGAAAATACAGGAGCTATTGTAAAACCAATCATTCAAATTCAGAAAGATATGGCAGAAGTGAAAAACAATACATCTAAATTATAAACT